TTTAAGCAAAGCCTCCCTATAATTTCACCTCTTCAAACACATGCCAGTGTGGTGAAATGGTAGACACGCCGGATTCAAAATCCGGTATAGCGATATGTGCCGGTTCGAGTCCGGCCACTGGTACCACTCCCTTATTTAAATCAGTCCAAAATCATCCAAAAAATCCCGCATAAACCCCTTGTTTAGCCACTTTGCCTATTTTTTATCTCCAAATTAATCCATCTCCACAATCAAAATATTAAATATTTTTGAGATAAAAGTACGATTATTATATATATTTGTACAACCGTTTTTAAAATGATAGTAATTTGGATTAGAAATGATAGTAACGTACCTTTTTTAGCTCTCATGTGGGCAAATCACTATCATTTCTAATTCAAATCTAAAAAATTATAATAGCTCCTCAAAATCAGTATACACTTACATTTTAAATTCAAAAAAATACTTTTACATTTTTTTTTCAAATTGCTTGAATCGGATAGGTCATAATATCGGATATTTAAATTAAGGAGTATCCTATGACGCTTACAAGACTACGAGAGTTGCACGCTAACATGCGAGCTAATGATATTACAAGATGCCGATTCCATTACACTTACCAGATACTAAATTTTGATGTTTTCTTTTTGACTGATAAATCACCGTACATTTTAATGTTTGGATTAATTGGTCACAACGTAGCATTTCAGGTAGATGTTAGACCCGGATACAATATCGATCCTATTATTCCAAGCGACATATATTCTTTGATATGTCGACTACTGAATTTACAATATGATCCGAATAGTCCATTCAAACCAAGTGCAATATTTGAACATTTTAATCAAAATATAAATGTCAATATAAATCGAAATAATCGCGTTCAACCTAATCAGATTGCACCATATTATCCAGACGTAGAAGAGGCAGATAGAATATATTTTATTGGATGGAGAAATAATGCTACTAATGAGCATGTTGGAGATTCTAACTTAGACAAAACGAGAAGATTATTAGGCGAAGATGCCTATTTATTTTCACAGCAGAATAATGTTAGTACAAGATGGACGGATGATGTCAACTTGGCAAAAGACTTTTTTTATCTTGAAATAGGCCAGTAATATTACTGGCCATGTATATCAGTAGTTTGTAATAAACACCTCCCGAACCGTTTTCTTGCTTCCAGCTCCTCGAAGGGTATAGTTGATCTCTTTGGTGGACGTGATTTTCATGTCCGAATAGAGCTCTCTGACCAGTTCACAATCGTTATAGCTCAATAGAAACTTACCCTTGATGCCGTGAAGCAGCTCTGCAAGTTTACGATGCTCTACCTCTCCAAACCCGCCCGTATGCTGATAGTACTTCTCGGTCGACACGTATGGAGGATCACAGTAAAAGAACGCATCCTCTTTGTCATAGGTGTTGATTAGCTTATCGAAGCTCATGTGCTCAATCGTGACAAACTTCAGTCGTTTAGACCACTGACCGAAGTCTTTGTAGATATCTTTCGGTCGACGTCCACTCTTGGCCATCATAGCAAACGTTGTCCCTTTGGCTCCGAAGCTCTGAGATAGCTGGTAATAGTAGAAAGCAGCTCTCTCGATATTGTTTCGTGGCTTCATGCGTCCGGAGAGAATATCAGCGAATAGTTCCCGGCTGATCAGTAGAGTATTGAGGTACATTGAGAGTGATTGAGGATTAGTTCGGATAGCACGATGGAGGTTGATCAGCTCACCGTTGATGTCGTTGACGACTTCGGATTGTTTGATAGTACATGGCTTGCGGTATAGAACGTTGAGAGCACCTCCGAACACTTCGACATAGAGCCGATGATCCGGGAAGAGTGCGACGATATCGTCGGCGAGTTTTGACTTTCCGCCTATCCATGCAAATGGGGCTTTGAGGGGGACTTTGCGATGCTGCATATAATTTCCTGACACCGTGTCATATTTTCACGGTCGAATTAAGATACCGGAGATAATTCCGGTACCGCAGCTATCTTGTGAAGAGGGTAGCGCGGGAGCTTCTTACAGGCACTTATCCAGTGCTGCTTCAAAATCATAAAGACAACTCTGTAACTTCGGATAGTTTTCCAAACGTGCTTTAGTCCACTGAACGATATCTCCGCTTTCAGGAGTTGGATCTTCACATTTTGGTTTTTTCGTTTCACATTTTTTCGTGATCGTTATCGGATCACATGGGGCTTGTTTCGTAGCGCACCCGGAGAAGATCAAAACGGCAGTTAAAACCATCAAATACAATGCTTTCATAATTTACCTCCCTCAGCATTTTTACGCGCTTCCTCTGCGATAGCATTCAGATCAGTACACTTATCTCCGGTTGGTACATACTTGATCGATGTGATGTACTTAGGCTTAGCTGCCATAGTTCGATTGAACTCTGCATCTTTAGCGATAGCGTCCAACTTATCACGCGCCATCCAAGCTTTCATGAAAGCGACATCTTTGACTTTGCCGGCAATCTCAGCCTCTTTAGTCTTAAGAGTTTGCTGGAGAACGTTGCGCTCTCCGGAGACGCTTAAATTATAAAATCCAAGAGCGATGATCACCCCGATTAAACCTACAATAACCCAGATCAGTACCTTACCAATAACGGTACTGCTTACTTCTGACAGTCGCATATTTCTCTCCGTATTTATAGACGAGCACCGAGTACTCGTAATTGATGTCGCAGTTAGATCGACATGACCGTTGACCTTTCCATGTAAAGCAACTCTGCCCTCGACGGCATTGTGCTTTTGCTTTTTCCCAATTCTCACCTCCGGCACGGTTGATTTCTTTAAGAACCAATCCGCCCCCGTTGTAAACCTGATACGTTACCCATAAACCATACTTAGGCTGATAGACCGACTTCATAATAATCGCTTGAGCTTTGAGTTGATCAGGGATTGCCTTGATACTCGCTACCCCTTTAGCCTTGAGCGGTTTTTGCCAAAGACGATACGTGATCTGAGGTAGTCCTTCTGACCCTACACCGTCGAGAGATAGGATATTTCGACACCCGGACTCTTGAACGAGCTGACCGACGCCGTTTTGATACGGGTAATTAACACCGAACTGCGAATAATGCGCTTTTCGTACATCCTGAACGTATGATCGACACCGTTGTATCGATCCGGCATACAGTGTCATAGATACGAAAAAAAGTACGATAATCTTCATAATCATCCACCCATTGCGAAACAGTAGATTATGATGATATAAAAAGCGATTACCATCGTCGTATGCTGCCAATTATTATCATTACCCCAGTCCACTTCTTCAAAGAGATGCTTACGCAAAATATGAGCGACTACCACTCCAACCGTCACAAGCAATGTTTTTGACAATACCAGCTGTATGATTGGAGGCAATATTTCATACAACCCGCTCAAAAATACAAACAACAATCCAAGCGATACAATTACCGCAAACCACAATCTTTTAAACTCTTTCTTCACTTTTTTCTCCTTAGTTTTCAAGTTCCACGTTTACCGTGTATCCAGATTCACTCCACGAATGACGCACCTGTTTGATCCCAAACGATGACGGCCATCCCGGTGGAATGTTGGATAGTTTCATCTTCGCCCCGGCGATCACGTTGATCCCCTCATATTCAAAGTCGCCTCGACCCGTTCCGCGATTGGCAGCTTCCAATTTGGATTTAGCTTTTGTTCGAGCGTCACTCTCACCCTTGAATGAGCCTTTTACTTGCAGGACGGGCTTACCGCTTCCAACCGTGACGCTTTTCGTCTTATTGTCTTTAGTGCTATGCCATGAAGCTTTGGCGGAGCCGTAAGAGGTTTTATCGAGGATCTCTATCGAAAGGTTTTTTGTCTGTTTGGCATCGATCTGCATGATCGGAAGCTCACTATTTTGATCTCCTCCGTTTTTAGGTCGGAAGAGGATCGTATCGTTCTTGATTGCGAACGTAGCCCCCAGCTCTTTGGCGAGGCGGCGCATAAACTCTAAATCACTCGTATTCGTATGGCTCTTATGGGTGTAGGAGTGTTTTGGAAAACTGTTTTTGACTTTCAGCCCGTGACGTGTAGCGATTTTATGGAGGATCTGATTAAGCGTTACATTGTCGAAAGACTCGGTACGCTTCTCTTTGATTCCGCTTCCGAAGTTCACTGGAGTTGCTGTAACTTCAATATGCATCGTCTCATATTCGAGACGAGGCTTGAGGACGCTAAATGAGCCGATATACCAAAGATTGCCTTTGTATCCTAGCCATACCTTTAGCTTGTCCTTGAACGATGGCGGTGTGAATGATTCACCTTGGAATTTGAGGGTAAGCCCGTCCGCTGTATCGTCGATGTCATCCGTATATTCGATCCCGATCAGATAAGGGCGCAGTCTCTCGGTCACATCTTTGCCATTAACGGTGATCTTAAAATCCGGAAACTTTACCATAGGCTAACTCCCGTCTCTGATTGTTCAGGTTCGGCGATATCAGGCAGATACACTTTGTCACCACTTTGGAGGATCGGAGTACTCATGAGATGCGAATTGTTCATCATCACCTCATTCATGACATCGAGTGTTCCGTAATGCTGATAGATAATCACGTCGAGGCGGTCGCCTTTAGTCGCTACAGTGTATCTCATGATCTGACTCTTTTTAGATCGATATCGAAACCAATTTTTACCGATTTACCATCATCGAGGAATACGGATCGATCTTCGCTGATCTTGGTTATCTTAAAATCTCCGAGGACATCCCCATACCCCATAATAAAAGGTACGGCTTGCTTTTTATCGGCTATTGCTTCGAGAGCGGCGAGAGGTTTCAGACCGCTTTTGAGTGTGATTAGGTTTCCGCTGATACTGATCTCTTCGACATCTTTACCGACGCTTTGAGAGCTTTCATAGTCCTGAGCTTTTGGAATGTCAGCAAAGCTATAGGTCACGGTTCGATTCATACGGTCGAAGTATTTGTCATTGAGATTAAAAGCGAAATCGCCGATCATTGCCATCATGAATAGCTCCGATCTTTTTTATCATTCGCCTGTTTATTCATTGCACGTCGAACCTGCTCATCGATCTGCTTTTGAGTTTGTGCAGCGTGCTCTTTTGAAGTGAAGTTAGGGTTATTGATCGTTACGGCTACTGTATTATTGGTTCCGCCGCGAGTAGGTATCGCTCTTGCTTCAGCGACACGCGGATTACGCACGGCAACACGTGCCGGAGTAGGAGCAGAACCACCGACTCCAAAAAATGACCCTATACCTTGCAGATTGCTGGAGACGAAGTTTAGTTTTGACTCCACCCAGTTAAAGAAATCTGCAAAAGGTTTGATGATCATCCCGATAATGGATTTAAAGGTACCTACGATCGGAGTCCAATTATTGATAATAAGACCGAGAGGAGTCCACCCGAAAATAGCTTTGACTACTCCCCAAGCGACAGACACACCCGTAGATATACCATTCCATACTCCAGCAAAAAAGCTTTTAAGCGGAGTCCATGTCGACATGATCAAATAAGCAGCTCCGGCGATCAGCGCTACACCGCCAATGATCCATCCAAAAGTTACCATAGATGTGATCCCCAATGCTCCCAACGCCATTGTTACTGCTCCGACCGCGATTCCAAGCGTACCGAGTACTCCGGTTACAACTGTAAACCCTACGATAGCAACTCCCACAAACTTTGTGATACCCGGATGTTCTTGTGCAAATGATGATAATGCTGAAGTAGCTCCATTAAACCACGTGGTCATCCCTTTTAATTCAGGGGATAAGCCCTCTCCGATGATGGCTGCAAAACCAGTGGCTGTTCCTGTTAAAGATTCCCACATATTTCCGAGCGTTTGCGATGAGTTCTTGACGCGTGCATTGAGATCAGCCTGCTCTGCCATCTTTTGATTAAATGCTCCCAGCCCTTTTGTTCCGTTATTGATCAGTACACTTACCATCCCGGATGCGGTACCTTTCCCGAATATTGATTCTAAAACACCGATCCGAGCAGTGTCGCTTTTGATCGCTTTGAGCTTCTCAAGCTCTTTGATCATATTTTCAGTGCCTTTGAATTTTCCTCCGGCATCGGTGAAGTTCAGCTTGATCCCAAGCGCATCAAGATTTTTATTGCCCTTGAATGAGACGGCATCTGTTATGATACTCCCTAGATTAGACCCGACTGTTTCTCCTGAAAAACCTGATTTAATCAACATCCCGATCAACGGCTCTACATCGCGAGCGGCTTTTAATCCGCTCATCCCAAGCCCTTTCATCGTCGCCCCGATTTTTGAAAACGCAAAACTCATCTCTCCGACTTGGACACCCATATGAGAAAGACGCTGAATATCATTGATAAAATCGAGTAATTCATTATCTGAAATACCAAGAGCTTCTTTGAACTTTGCTGTTGCGGTCGCTGCTTCTTCATAAGGGATCTTTAATACGACACCGAGATAAGCAGCTGATTTAAGAGCACCATTGACGATGCTCTTTTCTTCAACTCCGAGAGACTTTAACGTTGATGCCATATCATAAAAATCGGCAGTTGTCCCCGGTAGTGTGTTTCCGAGTTTTGTCGCTTCATCATTGATTGATTTAAAAAATGGGCTGACGCTTCCATCGCTCTTCATCAGAGTGTTTTCAAGCCGAGTCCGTGCATTTTCTAAATCAACGAAAGATTTTATGATGGTATCGGTGGTTCCTTGTGAGGCAAGAGAAGCCCCCTTGAGTCCGGTACCGATTCCTGCCATGACAGTACCAAATGCTTGAGTACTTTTTGTCATGTTAGATAGAGAGCTTTTAAAAGAGGAGAATACTGGGCTAAAAGCATCTTTTGCCATCAACAAAATACCGAGTGTTAATGTTTTATCCATCTTGTCTCCTTCCTATCTCTTTGGCTTCATCTAAAAAACACAGCAAAAGCTCTATGTCCATATCGATCATGTCTCTATAGCTAAAGTGGAGCCAGTGCCCCACGATAGCTATAGCACTAATACAGTCTTCTCGACTGATTACAAAAAATTGTTACGTTCCGCCGTCAATTTTAAGAAATCATCTGCGTCGAGGTCTTCGACTTCCACAACGGTCATCATGCAAAGATTCGCAACAATGACTGCCTCTTGTCTAGCCGGGTTATTGCTCGCTTCAGAAGCAGTAATAAGATCTCGTGCTTTTGGTCGGCGCATGGTGATTTCTTTGCCATCATGCAACGTAATTTTTTTACTTTGTTCGCGTACTTTTTCCATTTGTCCCTCTTTTTACTGAATATGAGCACGAAGCTCTGCGTAAATATCTACACCGTCGATCATGCAGATCATGTTTTCAAAATCGATATCGATCACCTTGACTCCGTTGATCTCTTTGCTAAACGCAGTGACTGAAATCTCCAGCGTCATCTCGACCTCTTTGCCTCGATCAGGGATCGGATTGCCGAGCTTTTTGACCTTACCTTTGATCGTGTGCAGCACTTGGATCTTTTGATCACCTTGAACCATCGAGCCTTTACAGAAAAATGTCGGCGCGTTGCTGAATTGTTTGGCAACGGCGAAATAGACTTCCGTGTTGTACTCATTGAGTACGATCTCAGCACTCATCGCTTTGATCATCGGGATCACTTCCTCGATCGCCATCGCGCCGTCGCGCTCGCTTGTTAAAAACTCGATCTCAGGGGTTTTCAGCGACTTACTAACCCCTAGATTTCCGATACCGTTGACCAAGATATTATGGTCTCTCCAAATTTGACGTTGTTTCATCTTCTACCCCTTAACCGTTGATGATGTTGAGCAATACATCGCTGTAATCGTCGGTGTAGACGAGTTCGATGTTGAGCTCACGAATGGTTGGCATGTTTTGGAAACGGACGGTGAGGTAGAACTTACCGGCTGTGACCGTCGCTTTCGTATTCTTCGTACTGTCAAAATAGACTTCGAAGCCTAGACCCACACCATTACCGATGAGTTCACGCATAAACTCTTCGACCGACTTTTTGACCATAAGCAGCTCATCCGCTTGACGGTCACGTGCCCATTTGGCAGCATCCATCATCGCGCGGAGCATACGATAAAACGTTCGAACACGCTCTAGCGATTGCCAAATAGGATCGATGTCGGTTGTCTCGAACCCATACCATCTCCAGCCTACATCACGAACTATTGAAGCGATGCCTGCATTACGCAAACGGCGGGCTTCACAATCTTGCCCCTCGGCATAATCAACGATGCGCGTGGTAGAACTCACACCTTTAACAACACGGTTCGATGCAGACTCAGCCCACCCGAACGGATTGGATGCATCCATCGCCGCGATAAGCCCCGCACCTGCTGCAGAACTGGTCGCTACGATTCCATTGATTGTATTTGACTCCGGACCAGCCAATAATACATGGCGGCTTCCAAAGTTTCCGGCATAAGCCAAAGCAGCACTCTCGGTCGTGGCTGTTACATCGACGATAGCTGTCGCCCATAGTCGTGTTGCTACCGCGTCCATAGCGGTACCAACCGTTGCTGTGCCTGACCATTCTGGACAAATGATCAGATCAGGGCGGTATCCGGTATAAGCATAAGCATTATTAAGTGCTGTAACGGCTGCGATGATATCTGCTTCGACTGCTTCATCGTCCAAAGCGTTGATGATGATTGGGCACGTTACCCCCTGAGCATCGATAGCACTCAATGCCTCTCTAATCGTCCCGGTTGTTGCCGAAGCGAAAGCAGTGATCGCTAGTTCTACACTTCCGAAAAACTGTAAACCGAGCGTTCCCGCATCCGTTGTTCCTACGATGGCGATCGGTGTAGTCGATATGACCGTGGTCGGACGTGCTGCATCTGCACTGATATTTCCATTGATTCCAAATAACATTTGTTACCTCCTTTGATTTTGATAACTTAGTCGATCTTATCAATCGATTCGATGCAATGGTTACCTTTGCGCGGATCAATCCACGAAAGTACCTTGCACACCGCCACTCGCCACTTACAACAACCATAATCTTTCTCGATCAGGTTTTCACCCATCCGATCAGACATAGTCTCTTTTTGACCGCGAAATATTTTGACGTTTGCCCATACATCTAGCGTGATCAATGCGATCCAAATCCGCTTCATGGTGCTACCTCAAAAAACGAATTTCGTTCAGTAACAAACCATTGAGCAAACGTCATCCAATCAGCGGCGACGATAGGCATCTTCACACCGTTAGAGAATTCCATCGTCGTTGATACGAAAAGACCTGCAATGTGTGCGACACTGATCGCTGTTACGGTGTCTTGTGCATCTTTGTCGAGCGGTACAATGTGCTCTTTGCCGTTTAGTGTGTAGGGCTTGCCGGTTTTTTTGGCTTCGCTTTTTAGGAGCAAAACAGCTTCCATTTGTAGTACCGAAGCTGTTTTTATGTTATTTTTATCAAACATTTAAAATCCCCTCTGTAATTGAATACGGGTTATTCGGAAAGCGTTGTTCCTCCGTAGCGGTTCTGCTATCATAAAAATAAAACAGAGTCACCTCTATCTCTCCATCTACACGTTTGATAATTCCTACGGCAGGATAGTCAGCCTCTACTTCGCCACCGTCAGGGATTAAACTTAAATCGTAATCAACTCCATCATAGGTGATTACCTCACCGCTAACGCTGATGTTGGTTGTTTTATTTGAGGCGGTCGGACTAAGTGATATTTTCATTATTTCCATCTCCCTATTGCAGTTGCGGATATATCCATCTGTGTACCTGATGAGCGGGAAGCGTAATCGTAAAAACTAAGAGTTGCATTAGTTGGCGATTCAGCTCTTACCGAACCCCACGACAATGACGTTCCCCAATCCGCTTTTCCGCAAAATGTCGATGGATTATTTACGAAAGAATGCGGAAATATCCAAGCTCTCGAACCGGTATAAAATGTTCCGTATGCACTCGTTATGCCTTGGTCGCTCACGGATATATTCATGGTACAGATTAATGTCCCATCTGCATATTTAACATATTCGCCGTTCGAATTGGTTCCATACTCTATAATTGCGCCGCTGGGCAATGTATTTGATATAAATGATGAAGAGTTATTGTTGTAAGAAAAAACTCCGAAAATGTATGATTTAATAATTACTTTCAAATTAGATAAAGTGAGTTTTCTAAGTAATCCGGTGAAGCTATCATAAAATCCAAATACATCCGTATCACCCGGATCTTCGGCAATGGCACTGTTTATTTTTGCGGCCGTCAAATACTGCGAATGTGGATCTGCTTTTGCCTCATGCTCTACGACTTTGGAATCCACATAGCTTCGGGTGGATAGCACTACTGCCGGATCGATTTTGAGCGTGACCGTGCTTGAGTTGGTTACCTCGATGATCACTTTGATGTAGAGGTCTTTTGCTGATCCGCTTGCAAGAGTCGGCTTATAGGTATCAGGATAACTTCCGATTGCGATCAGATCACCGTCGATATCGAACAATCCGACCTCACGTACCGTAAATCCTCCACTCGTTGATGGGATATATCCTTCAGCGACAATCCAGTTGGTATTTACCGGATCAACCGCGATACTATTTAGAGCAGCTCTCCAGACTTCATGCGTTAGAACTGTTGCCGTATCGACAGGTGTAATAGCCGCACCGTTACCGTCACCTACGGCGATATGCGTCAGCTGTACAGTAGTTCCAAGTGCAGTAGCATTGGCCAGTTTCGCTTTACCGATATTGGTCAAAAGAGTATAGAACGCCATTTAAGCTCCTTGTGGATAGATGACCGTCGTATCGACGGTGTGATATGCTGCACCCATATACTGAGGAGCGATTACATTGATAGGTTCCGGAAAATACGGATAGACCGTCGTAACCTCTCCCGACGTTGAAGCCGATGCGTAATGCATAGAGCAGGTATTGGATAGATAGATCATGATCGCATCGAGCTGTGAACGTTCATTCTTATGCGTACCCACCATTTTCTCAATCATTTCGATAGTCGCATCATCCAAACCTCTGTCTTTGACATTGACCGAGACTCTAAAATGGAAAGGATCACCGGCATAATCGAACCATTCCTCAAGATTGGTTTCGACTCCGATAGAGGCGAGAGATTGTTTCAGCGCCCATACTGTCCCTTTTCGAAGCTTGATCAGCATCGCATTTTTGATATAGGTACGCTTATCGGTCTCGCTCATGGCATCCGACCACATATCCACACAGTAAAACTGAGCAAGCAACGGTAAGAATTTAGCATCGCATCGTGTCGAATCAAGAAGCCGTGATACTTCATCTATCGCAGGACGAAATTGAGTAATGCCTTCAGCCCCGGTTAAATCAAGATCATGTTCTCGTTGCGTATAGTGCTTCGGTAATAGTGGATCAAGCATTGACGACCTCCACTAACGTGCAGATAGCTACTTTTGATTTATCCGGGACGGTAACATTGGAGACAGGAGATACCAGTGTCATATCCGTTACCCCATCCACTTTCATAATCGCACCGGTTATTTTGGAAATCGAAACACTCTCTCCGATTTTTACCGACTGAGTCATAGTGTTCAAATTCTCCGATACTTTTGCCAATACGGTTGCAGTGTCGAAAGAAGGATCGATAGTGACAGTCCCAGATATCGTATAATCTACGGCAACGGCTGCCGCTACGAGAACGTGATCGGTAAGCGGTCTGACTTCATCAGTATTCAAAGCACTCTCTACCCGGTCGATCATCATTTGATCAACACCACCTAGGCTATGCAAACTCACGTGAACTACCGCGTCAGATGTACTGTAAACACCTACGTCGTCGATGCGTTCATCTGCACTGATAGCAAAAAACTTGTATGCCCCTGCAGCGCCTGCGGTGCTGAACCGCTCATACGCCAAAGCAATACGTGCACGTAGCTCTTCATCGCTTTCCGGATTACTTCCTCCGACAAAGTCACCTGCCTGAACCGCACCCAAAAGATACGGAAGCGGTGTGATGATCTGCTCGGTTTTCATAGTAGTCGTATTGATGTACACACTCAGCTCTACACGACCGGTTCCTGTTAGTGTTCCGGATGGAATAACAACATCCTCGATCAACTCGGCACTTACCCCGTCCGTTGATGAAAGCATCAGTCCCAGCGGGATACGATAATCGACCGATAATGGGGTGGATAGTTCAAAATCAAATGGTGTATACGGTTTGGCACCAAGCAACCGTTCAAGCCCGAAGTACTCGGCACAAAAATCAAGAGCAGCACCTTTGGCAGTCATCCAATATGAGTTCATCCATCCGATATTCATCTCTGTACGTAAAAGCAGCTCGCGATAGGCGCATGTCTGCAACGTCGGCAATATGTCATCGGATTCATTAGGTACATAGGCGGGGTTGAATGTCTGATGAATGGCAACGTATTCGCTCACAATCTCGTCAAAGGTTTTTGTGGCTACAAATTCAATACTCATGCCGCAGCCTCCCCGGTGATAGTCTCACCGTTGGATAAGGTAATCGTAAACCCAAATACACCGTTTACTGCATCAAGTGATGTCAGCTCGGCTTTGGTAACTTTGACGTTTTCCCACTTCTCAATCGCCTCTTTACAGTATTTGGCGAAGAGTAGTCTCGTTTGCGCATTCATAGGGCGATCACGCAGCAGGTAAAGTTCAGACCCATACGTCGGACGCCCGACACGCTCACCCAGTCGGGTAGTCAAAATACGGATAATGCGTTGGACTTGTGTCATGGACGATCTCCACTAAGTGCTGTACCCGGCATAACGTCAGTATGGTTGTGTGAAGTAACAGAACCTTTTTCGTCGGTGATAGTTCCATCTACGATGAGATTGCCATTTAAGTGTGTCGTTGGGGCATCGATCATAACTTCGCTCGGACTTTTGAGCTTAATAGTATGGGCTTGAGTATCTACTTCGACACGAGTACCGTCCGACCATTCGATAATCGTCGTGAATCCATTTGCCCCCGTAGGCTCTTTGCAATCCTTGTTATATATTGACCCATGTGCTACACCGTCATCCCCTTCACCGTATGGCGAGTGAACTTCAACTTGCTCCCCGATTTGAGGAGGAATCCATATCTTGATGTACTTGCTGGCTTTCATAGCATAGGGAATCCAATCGGTAACGCGATCATCGATCTGCACACGAACCAAAGCACGGTTAGCTGGATCGACTCCGACAATGGTTCCGAGTTGGATGAGGTTGTCAGTGTTTGGCATGTTCGCCTCTGCGGATCAGATGCTTTTTGATAGTCTCAGGAGCGGCCGTTTCAAGAACTATCGCTTCAAGTAGGTCAATTTGTCTTTGTTGAGCCGTGATAATCACTTTTAGCTCTCCGATTTGGATCTCTTGATTTTGTATGGTGCGATAAGCAGCTCTTAGAAGAGGAATAATAAATACGACTGCAACCAACTGTATAAGAGGCAACCATTTATTTAACTCTTCCATCCGCACATCCTTTTTTTATTGTTAGCCGAATGATGCCGCGATAGCGTTCCGGTTTTCTATTCAACTCCTTGTTTCATCTTCTTGTTTCATAGGGGTGAGTGGCGGGTCGGGAAGGTCGGGGGCTACCATACGCTTATCATTTTAATTCGTACAAGGAGACCCATAGTGATCGCAGCATTTCAGACCGCTCTTATCGAACATTTGAAAACTGCCGGGTTTAATACCAAAGATTATTTTGGGGAGTTTACTCGTCCGAGTGAAGCTAAACTGCTCAAAACATTCTTACCGGGGATTATGGTCGATTTTGTCGAGTCCAAACCCGACGGACTGAACCGCGATAACGTGACCTTCTCTTTATATATTGTTCATGCTACTTATTCCAAACAAGAAGATCTCCGTACAAAAACAGACGTGACCCTCTTAGACTTCATCCACTCCATCCGCCGATCGCTTATGCGTATATCTATAGATAACTCTGACCCGATAGAGATCACCCGGATCAAGAAGATCTATGACGACGCAAAAGACTCGGCATATTTGACCGTCTATCAGATGGTGATCACTGCAACGCTCAATGACTTAACCCCACTCGACGAGGAGATACAATGAAAAAACACCTGATCGCACTTTCAAGTGTGATTGCGCTTTCCAATAATGACAACAACCAAAATCTCTATGTGCTCAAAGCATCAATCCCTATTGATACAAATACACCGTGGCTAAAAATCGGGGTATCTGGGAAATGGGAGGGACATCGTGCCGGTTCATTTGAGATGGATCAAATCACATTCGATCAGATGGTTGCTAATTATGAAAATGCCGGCATTGATGTCGTATGCGACTATGAGCATCAAACGCTTTTCGGGGATACGGCTCCGGCATCGGGATGGATTAAAAAAGAACCGATCAGTTTAAAAGCAGAGGGAGGTGAACTATTCGCCGCTATCGAATGGACAGACAATGCGAAAGCCTATATCGAAGCCAAAGAATACCGTTACCTCTCACCGGTGTTCGCACCAAACACGATCTCTCAAACGGATGCCAGCAACATCGGGTGGACTCTCCATTCGGTCGCGCTGACGAATAAACCGTTCCTCGAAGAGCTCGGAGAGGTACGACTCAACAAATTCACCCAAATTCATCATCAAAAGGAGAACGAAACGATGACCGAAGCGGAAAAAAAATTACAAGACGAGAACGAAAAGCTCAAGCAGGAGAATGAAAACTTGCAAAAGCAAAACGAAGCTCATGTGGAAGCTCAGGCGGAAGCAAAAGTAGAGGCGGCAATAGCAGCCAAAAAACTGCACCCGGATCAAAAAGAATCGGCGTTAAAAATGTGTAAAGCAGATCCGGCAGGATTTGATACGTTTATGAGTGCTGCCAAACCGATGATCCAAAAACCGGGCGACGATATGTTTGACAACAAAAACAATCCAAAAAAAGATGATGGGGAACTAAGCCCCGAAGAAATTAAAGCTGCCGTAGGAGGAGTTCAATGATTTACACACGTCCACCGCTCGTCGATGAGGTCATCGTCAAAAAAGAGCGTGTTATCTATGCGACCGTAAACGTACCAGTACCCGTAACAGAAGGGGATGAATATTTCATCGGAAAAGTTCTGCGCACTACAGACGGGGGGCAGACTTTCGATGCTATGACTACACCTCATTGGGCTGCAGGTGAGCATGCCATTGATGTTGTTGTTTATCACAATGGACATATTTACACATCACTTGCAGATTTGAATACTGCAGAACCGGGAACAGATGCAACCAAGTGGCATGATGATGGGGGCTGGGATGCTAACGGTATCCTGATGGAAAACATCGATGTTACAAGTATGACTTCGATTCTGATTACAGGTGTTGCCGTAGAGAACAAACTACGCGGCTACAATTCGGCAATGCGTCACACATTGTTCAAAAACAAAATCACAATGCAATAAGGATAAAACGATGACCGCAGAAGAAGCAGCAAAACGCTGGGACGTCCAAAACACAAGCTTAACGTTGTCACAAATGAAAGTGACCAGCACTCCGATTTTTGATAAATATTTCAAAAGCAAAGCTCACGGAGTTATCGGAAATACAACTACGGTAAAAATTATGAAAGGCTCAGGATTGATTCTTCAATCAGTAGCACCTAATGCAGAGCATTTGGTTCACGAACGCCCGACTTTATTTGAAATCCCTATTAAATTTCCGCGTTTTCCTCTTGAGAATACGATTGATGCAACGAGCCTCAATAATATCTCAAGTTTGGAAGATAAATCGCAGCCGATTCAACTCGCTTCTGAGATTGGAGTAATTCAAAAAGAACACCGCCTCAGTTTCGACACAACAATCGAATATATGTGTACCGGAGCACTCTTCGGTAAAGTCATGGATGGAACAGGCGCAACACTTTTTGAGTTTGCCTCTACCCGATCTCAAGTTGAATTTAAAGCTAATAAAAAACTGCTAACGTCAATCACTGAGATCGATGATGCTATTGTTGAAGAGCTTGGTATTAATCCGGGCTATGTCATTAAATGCGGTCGCGGATTCTACAACCATGTTATGAGTTTAGCCGAGACAGAAGGCTTGTTTGATAAAAAACTCGCCTCTGTCATCAATGAGGGTGAGACGATTTTTCTCGTTGTTCACGGTCGACGTTTTGAAGCGTACACAGTCAAGTATCAAAACACGCAGGGGCAACTCGTCTCATACGTAGGTGATAACGAAATGGCAGCGATCCCAAATAGTGACAACTTCACTGACTTTATCTATAGTCGTGCAAACCACACTGCAGCGGTCAAAAGTCCTCCAGCTCTTTTCTTTGGTTCAACCGAACCACTTCCAAAAGGTGCCGGACTCGTTGTCTTGAGTGAATCAAGACCTCTTCCGATTTGTCTCAATCCAAACGCGGTCATTCGCGGTAAAAAAGTCTAATCGCTTTCCCCTTTTGGGGATAGCCTCATAAATAGCCCTAAAAACGATTTAAGTCTTAATCAGCGTCATTTATCGCCGAAAAGGTTTAAATCGTTTCTACGCGATTTTAAACACCTATTAAACACTACTAGAGAGGGTTGTATGATTAGTATCGAAGACTTAGAAAAAGAACTCAGTACTACAGAGCTGACTCAGATGAGCGATCTCAACGGTACGGGAGAGATTGATACCGCAGTAGTGGGTGAAGCCATCAATGATGCGATAGCCTTTATCTCTTCATTTCTAGTCATTCCCTCAAACCCAACACCATACCTAAAAACCATCGCCGTCGATCTCGCTATCTATGAACTCAGAAAGCTCCACGACCTCCACGATCCGAAAGATCGCAAAGAGATCGAATCGGCTCTGACGAAAATGGGCAAAGGGACGATCCCGACAACGATGAGCCAACCGCAAAAGCCCAAAGGTACCTCAAGCGCATTCCGACACGGCACCCGACCGATCAATTTCAGAGGATTTAACTGATGGCAACGCGAGAACAAAAGATCGAGATAGCACGAGCTCTATACCTCGTAGGCAAAAACGAAGAAGAGATCGCCGCTATCCTCGAATCGAGCAAACGCACCATCCAAAACTACAAATCAGCCGACGCAGCAGCAGGGTATGATTGGGACGTACTCAGAGCCGAGAAGCATATCGCCGCAGACTCTCCTCGCCGTGAGCATCTCTATAGTGACTTCGTCGGATATATGCATGATACCCTCAAAGAGGTGCGCGATTCTAAAATGCCGGCTGAGGACAAAGCGGATAAGATCGTAAAGCTCGCCGATGCCTTTTCCAAAATGCGCGGTATCGTCCGTCATGAAGACCCGATAGCCTATAAACACGGAATCATCAAGCACGTCATCCATGCGATTGCCGAAGAGCTAAAAGCCTTTGGTGACAAAGTGATGTTGGAACGGTTTATCGAGGTCGTTGAACGAATAGGGGATGGACTCGATGTCGCTATTTGACAAAGAAGAACTCCGTCGTCTCCTAATCGATACTAAAGCCGATCTGTTAGCCGATGGCAATAGTGAACACATGGCAGAGCGGCTCACCCGCCGTGAATACATCAAATGGATCGGCGATTATACGAGTGATCTAAAAGAGACGATCCGATCCAATGCCACACTTCCTCCAGAGCAGGGAGACGAACGTAGAGATCGTCAACGCCATGACTTCCATTTTTTCCGAACAACTTACTTCCCGCATTACTATTATCTTTCGGGCAAGTCGGATCTTCAAGAGCATCTTGAGGGTGTCTATCATCGTATAGCGGATCGATGCTCTACGAGCAATAGCGCCGCTTCAGCGATGGGTTACAAGTTTGCCATCGCCGCGCCGCGCGGTCACGGTAAGTCCACCGACGTATCGGTAGCGTTCGTGATATGGTGTATCGTCAATGACCTCAAGCACTTCATCACCATCTTCTCCGATGCGATAGAGCTAACCGAGACTCTAATCGAATCGATCAAAGCCGAACTCTCAGAGAACGATAACCTCAAAGCCGACTTTCCACATGCAACCGGAATCGGAAAAGTATGGAAGATCGGAGATATCGTTACACGTAACGGTATCCGGGTAAAAGGATTTGGTTCCGGTAAGCGTGTCCGTGGTATTAAACACGGAGTATATCGCGTAGACCTTGTCATTATCGATGATCTTGAGAACGACGAAAATGTCCGCAGCCGTGATCAGCGTGATAAACTGGAAGCATGGATAGATGAAGCCGTAGTTAACCTCGGTTCTGTGGATGGCAATATGGACATCATCTACATCGGAACCATCTTACACCGCGATTCAGTACTCGCTCGTAAATTAAAGCTTGGGTTTTGGAACCCGAAGATCTTCCGAGCAATCATCACCTTCCCGGATCGTCTTGATCTATGGGAACGGTATGCTCAAATCTACAAATCACGCGGTACACAAGAGGCACACGATTTTTATATGAGCCAAAAGCCGGAGATGGATGCAGGGTCTCGCGTTTTATGGCCGGATGCCGTTCCCATCGAAACACTCATGCGTAAACGAGCCGAGGCGCCTCGCTCATTTGCTAAAGAACTCCAAAATAACCCAAGTTTAGACACCCAAAACTTCAAGCGTGAATCAATGCACTTTTGGCGCTCTTATCCGCCGCTCAAGCAGCTTACTATTTACGGATGGTGTGATCCGGCAGGAAGCGGAAAAAAGAGCGACTTTACAAACTTTACGATTTTTGGAGTTGATGATAAAGCCCTCAAGGGGTACGTCCTCGAATCGATCAATGAAGTGATTGGATCAATTGAAATTATCAAGCGGGTAGTAACGTTGCAAGAACGTTATGGGTGCAAGGTCTTTGGTGTAGAGACGAATGGAGGACAGTTCCACCTCAAGCCTTTTATCTTAAGAGAGGCATTTGAGCGCGGTGTACACATGCCGCTCAAGGGGATACACAATAGCGATAACAAAGATTCCCGTATTGAAGAGCTGGAGCTTCCTATTGAAAACGGAGAAGTTCTACTCCATGAAGATCAAATTATTCTCATCGAGCAGCTTGAGGATCATCCTGAAGGTAAAAACGATGATGCCCCGGACGGATTAGCGGGAGCCTATCGCCTCAGCAAGCTCGCCAAGAAACAGCATGTATCTGCCCCCCGTAGTAACCGACGATCCGTTCGACCCCGAAATTCACATAGGAGAGGATAATGAAATTTCCATCATTTAAAAATCTATTTGCTGCCAAACAAACCACTGCCTCGGCTTCTAAATCACGTTCAGCTGCAGCAGCTCCGGCGGTTGATATTCTGCGAAGCATGATGGACAATCTACCGATACAAAATGAATGGATGAGCCGTGATGAGCTTGACCGCATCAGCAGAGATGCTACGGTCATTTCATCATTGGGAAGTCGCAAAGCGGCAACCCTCAAAAAAGAGATCATCTTTACCAGTGATAATGAAGACATCGCGAATAAACTCTATGGCGTATTTCATCCCGGAACACTTCGTAAAGTTCTTGATGCTCCGTTTCAGGGTGCGGCTATCTTTGAGATCAACTGGAGTGATCAGGACGCTGTATTGGTACCCAAGCTCATCGAGCGTGATTACACGCAGTTTGTGATCAAGAATGAGATTCTCTACTTCGCACCGTATGGTTCACTTGAAGAGATACCGGAACACAAAGCGGTCTATGCTCTCTATGAAGATAAGTACCACCGCCCGATGGGGACACCGCTTGCTGAGTCACTGTTTTGGTACGTGAAGTTTAAAAACGCTTCGTTGCAGTTTTGGGTTAAGTTTCTCGAAAAATACGGGGTACCGTGGGCTATCGGCAAAACAGACGGAGATAAAGACACTATGGCGGATGAGATCTATTCCATGCTCTCCGGAGATGCGGCAGTTCTTGATACCGAAGATAGTATCGAAATCATCACCGCTGATAAAACGGGTGACTTTGACAAGATTACCGCCTACCTCGATGATCAGATTCGAGAAGCAATCCTCGGAGGCAATCTAACCGGGAACGTCAAAGGGGGGAGCTACGCGGCTGCAGAGACCCATAATGACATCCGAGAAGATATAGCGATGGCAGATGAGAACATGACTATCGTATTGATCGAACGGGTAATTGAAGCATTTATTGCGATCAACAATCTCAGTATCACGATTGAAGTGACCCTAAAAGATAAAGATGATCCGAACCTCTCTCTCGCAGAACGGGACGAGCGGATCACTAAAATGGGGTACCGTCCAACACAGGAGTACATCGAGAAGACCTACAACATCACCGTTGAAGCTATCGAACCCTCCAAAATAGCGAACCGCGCACTGATGCAAAAGCTCTATGCTCTAAGCGCAACAAAGCCAATCACAACGACTGATGAATTGAGCGACAGTGTCGATATCCACAAGATAGCACTATCATTTCAAACTCAAATCGTAGAAATAATCGATCAGGCAAACAGTTTCGAAGAGGCGATTGATCTTTTACACGCAGCTTATCCGGGGATGGATATCGCAGAGCTACAAGACACGATGGATATGGCGTTGCAAAGCTCTTATATTCTCGGTACCGCTGAAGTAGAGCGTGAGAGCGAAGAGGATTAATAATGCCTCCGCTCCCTAAGCCGTCGTTTGCCTTTGGACTTAAACCCACTGCAGCGATAGAGTACCTCCGATCCAAAGGCTACAAGCTCACTTTTGATTACAAAGAGATGCAGCGAGAAGCTCACCATAAAGCGTTCACCGTTGCCAAAGTAACCCGCGCGGATCTGCTCAGCGACATTCACGGCTCTATCACTGAAGCGATGTCGAACGGCACACGCTTCGAGGATTGGAAAAAACAGATCATTCCAACGCTTGAGGCGAAAGGATGGTGGGGTAAAAAAGAGATCGTAAACCCTTCTACCGGAGAGGTCAAAGAGATCGTAATCGGCGGTCGCCGACTCAAAACGATCTTCAAAACCAACACGATGGTCGCCCGCTCCACCGCGCGGTACGATCAGCAGATGGCGAGTGATCTTCCGTATCTCCAATATATCGGTGGGCTCTCCGAACATCCGCGTATGAGCCACAAGGCGAAAAACGGCATTGTACTCCCTAAAACTGATCCGTGGTGGGCATATAACTATCCACCGAATGCATGGCTATGTCATTGTGAGGTCAGAGCATGGAGCGAAGCACAGATCAAACGACGCGGGTGGAGCGTATCGACTGCTACTCATGAGAACATCGCCTCTCCTGAGTGGTCATACAATCCGGGAGCCGGTAATCGTGTCGGGAAGCTCTCGAAGATCGATCTTGATAAAAGCCTCCTCACACTTCCGACGATACTCCCAAAACGAGAATATAAAGAGCTCAGTGATAATGCCCTCAAGCAAAAGTTTTATGATGATCTGAAGATCAAGCCGGGTGGAACGCATATCGATGCCGTTGGTGATCCGACCGTGATCGATGATAGTCTCTTTCACTCTTTTAGCGGACACTCGAAGATCACTAAAAAAGACCGGCACCTCTTCATCGATGAGTTTGCCAATACGATCAGTGGTCCCGATGAGATTTATTTGGAGTGGGATGCTAAAGCGGGGCGTTTAGTTAAAAAGATGTTCCGATATTTTACGGATGAAAAAGGGAAGAAAAAGGCACTTATGGCAGTGTTTGAATATCAGAGCGATAAGACTCAGGGAGTTAGCTTGTATTTGATTGACAGTGCATCGACTGTGGAGAAAAAGAGATATGAGAAGTTGATCTATCGAAAAGAAGGCACCCGTTAACCGCATCTTTACACGATGGAGTGCTCATTGCTCATTCCATGCGGCGTATCTTTTCGATTGAATAAAAAATTATACCACAAAGGAGCCCTAATGTCGGAGATGATAAATATTCAAGTCACCGGAGCGGATCAGGTAGATCATGCGATTGCGGATCTGCTGCATAAAATGCAAAACCTTCAAAAGCCTTTCAGTGCAGTGGGTTCCTATCTCACGAATATCATGGAAGAGAGCTTCGACAGCGAGACATCACCCGACGGTCACGCATGGCATCCCATCGCCGATTCGACAAAGGCATACAAAGAGAAGCACGGAGGAAGCAAAATACTGCAAAGCGGTGATCGTAATCTTCGTGAGAGTACCGGATACAGTGCCGATGATACGAGTGTGATCGTAGGGGTAAACGCGTACAGTAAAGATCGTTATCCCTATCCTATCGTTCACCAGTTCGGGACTGAAGACGGGAAGATTGAAGCGCGACCGTTTATGCCGATCACGCAGGATGGTGAGTTATATGACAATGTTAATGTTGAAGTGTTGGATATTTTATTGGGGTATTTAGGAGAGTAGTTGAGGGTTCCGTACCGTATCGATGATCTCATATATTCGGCTGAGACTGAGCCGGTACTTCATAGCCAGTTCTTTTGGCTGCAGTTTTTCTTCGGTGTAGTCTTTGATAATTTCGTCGTTTCTCCCGTTCATACACCATGAAGGGACATAGATAGGCATTCCGCCATACTCTTGCATGAGTTCTTCATCAGTCGCGTTGTCCTCTCGGATTTTACGGCAAAACTCTTCAAAAATATCTTTATTTGTGATAGCCATTGCAATCCCCTCTGATTATTGATGTATAATTCGGTTGTCCAGACCCAATTACACGTCTCTCTTTCGAGGGGCGTTACCTTCATTTCATCTTCTCCAAAGCGACTATCACCTTCTGTGCCTCATTGAATTCCATCTGATTTGGTGTTTCATACTCTTTTTTAATGATCCGTTTACAAAACGACAGCAACGCCGTGTCGCTCTTGTCTCGTGCTTTGGTTTCCCATATCTGCATGATCTTCCATACCTGTGCCGGAGTTGATTGCTTCGGGGTGAATGTCGGCAGCTCATGACGCTTCATATTCAGATAATCAACGAGTATGATCAGTTCAGACACACTCAGCGCAACCGATGAGTTTTTACCGAAAGAGGCTTCGAGCATCTCGACGTAATCCTCTCTCTCATTACGATAATAGTTCTGATACCGTATCGATGTATGCACCTGCTTGATTAGTGCTGCATGTACGATCTTTTGTCTTTGGGTCATGTCAAAGTCCTTATTTTGTGATCTTCTACCACTTAAACCACTCAACCACTTACCACAACTATATGGTTGATAAAATGGCTATTTATGGGGTTTTGTAAGTGGTTGTGGTTGTGTGGTTCGTGTGGTAGGCTATAGGAGAAAGTAGAGTTTTAACTTGCCTTTGCCGTCTTTGACTTCCCAAAAACGCCCCGTATATTTAGCGAGATTAGTTCGAGCGAGTTTGTCGTCTTTGGCTTTTCCGATCTCGGCGAGGAGTTGGCTCTGACCGATACCGTCAGGATTCTTTTTGATCACCTCTTTGATCGAGTCGATGAACGATTGTTCTTCAGGGCGGATCATTGCTTGCTCATACGCTACGATGCTGAGGTCATAGGTTTTTTTATCGAGATAGAACGCTGAGTTCTCGACATGGAATCGTCCCGCTTCGACATCGAGTAAGAAGAGATCGTACTCTACAGTGCCGTTACCTTGACGCATAAAGTACACATTGTCAGCCGCCGACTTAAATACTCCGGCTCCCTGATAGTTCTTCTCGTTCTTGTTCGTGTGATGCAGTAGGATTACAGTCGCTCCGGCATTGCGTAATCGCTTCATCGCGTTCATAAAGCTTTTAGCCATCGCTTCATTCTGTACGTCACGTACGAAGTCGGTGATTGAGTCGAAGAAGAAGATGTAATCCCGATAAGCATCTCCTATCGCACCCTCAACGAGAAGCTTTAAAACCTCATGCGAAGTCATAGCGGCCGTTTCAGGGTGAACATAGTCGAGCCGATCACACAACTCCTCGATGATCTTTGAAGCTCCGCGCTCTTTTAGAGCGGAAAGCGGATTGTCAAAGTCGAAATACTGAATAATCTTGTCAGTATTTTCATAAAGGTACTTCGTCAATCCGAGACTGTATCGACTCTTCCCCTGTTTAGGTGGGGCAAAGTAGATCGTGATCGCTTGCTCGACCAAGAAGTTATCGATGATATAGTTAACTTCATGATTAAAATGTTCGGACTTTAGTCCTTGACCGCGAAATGGATTCATTTTTTTTACCTTTTGAATTTAAAATGCAAGTTGACTCAATCGCCCCCATTACTATGGAGGCTGTTAAATCTACGTCATTGTTCAGTCTTCATCATCACTGTCGCAATAAAGTTTCACTTCTTCCTTGTCATAAGTGAACCCCGTTACTGGGTAAATACCGTCTGCATCAGGATCATAAATTTTTACAATTGCATTTTGATCTGCTAGTTTTAATTGCTCAATTAATTCACCTACTGTTGAACCGCATGCTGAATATCTAATCATCACCCACCGCCAACCGTCAGCTCACTAAACCGACACATAAACATCAGTCTCGCGTGCTCTGCATGAAGAGGTGTGATGGTCGCGTAATGCTCAAACCCATCCAGTCCCCAATCATCGATGTCACCATAGAAATGAAATGCCTCAGCGTAGAGAGCCTTGTTATCAGCGATGTGGATCTCTTCATGATCGAATGTCACGGCGAACCGTTGTTCGATCACACCCTGAAACTTCAACTCCAAATCTTTGTACTGTGGCAGCATACGTTTAGCAGGTCGGACGATGTCGCTCAGATACGCTTCGCTGGCATCATGCAGCAATGCCGCCAACGCCAAATGATGAGGTACAAGATTGGACACCATCACGCTGTGCTGTGCGACACTGTAGAAGCGATTGATATGCCCTCCGAAGCGGCATAGGTTTGAAAGGGAGTGAGCGATGTCGGTAATATCGAACATCTCCACCGTCGGGTTCTCATAGTTGATCCGCTTGCCGGATATGGTTGTCATAAAGTTTGCGCTAGGCATGGGATACCTCTCCGATAGATTTGATTTCATCTGGCTCTATCAGGCAGATTTCGTTTTCATCTGTATCATAGATACGAAAGCTTTGCGTCTCGGTTCGCACATCTACTTCCATGTCTAAGAGTACATTTTGACCTTCATACGGCTCTAATGCTTCATGTTTATATCTCTTGTTTGAGTACATCACACCGCCAAAAGCAACCTTTCGGATGATTGGGGCAAAATCAGGACCGGCACTCATGCCGCACTTCCTTCGAGATCGTTCTCTTTCGTCTCGATCCAAAATTTATCTTCGATGACCAGTGTCGCATCGACGAGAGCCAAACGCTCAACGCTCCAGCTTCGCATGATCTCTTTATTGACGGTTGGTTTAATCGATATCGCTTCATCGAACCCATGTTTTTGAAGCAGCTCAAGCGTTGTTTTCTTGACCGAAACGCTTGTACTCTGACGATACCCGAAGAGTCCGAACTGAAGCTCGATCGTCTTTTTGTCGCTGAACAGCTCGGTACGGTTGTACTCGCTGTAAACGGCCAGTGATTTTTCCATTGCTTCGATCTGCTCCAGCATCGGACGCACCGTATCCATCATCGACTCTTTAATCGCATTGACAGCGATATCGGCATCGGCTTGAACCTTTCGGATCTTCGCTTTCAAATCCGCCATCTCATGCAATATACTGTCTGCTTCGGATAGAGACGTTATTTTTCGAGTCTCCACTACCGGTTTACTGCGTTTTTCTTTTGCCATCATTTTCTCCCAATATACATACCCGTATTGCGTAGCTACCGCAATCTTGATCGGCTTCTTTATCCTGAGTCCCATAGTGAACCACCTAATTGTTTTGGAGAACTCCTTCAGACCGCCCGTCGGCGATCTTGAGAAACACTCAAAACAACAACTTCATCGGATCAAGCCCAGTACGTGCACAAAGTCTTAACACATCTATATAAAGTGTTTTAGACTCTCTCGCCTTTACGGTTCCAAGATAATTTACAGGAAGTTTTAGTATTCCTTCTATGTCGGCATCGAATACTCTACCCCCCCCATTGTTCCGACTTACAATGTCTTTGATTCGCTCGATTATTTCATCATGCGATACAAACTCATCGACCGCTTTCATCGCTTTGCTCCGGTTCAACATCATCGATTTTATACGGTTCTACCGCTCCGTCTATCTCAACGTCGATCCAAACTTCACCCTTAAAAATACGAATCCGAGTAACGATCCCTCGAAAAAGTCCTACTCTGACCCATTGTTTCTCTTTGATACCTTTTTTATTTTGGCTCATCCCGTTACCCCCATCGTTAAATCAATGACCGTTCCGCCTAAAGCCACGATAATCAAAGCGATTAACCACGCATAGGTATGCACCTTTTTCTTTTCCCAAACATAAACTTGTTTCATAGTTTCCCTCCTATCGTGCAGTTCACACACTTATCTTTAACATCCCGATACAGTCGGTCAGGATGCACCTTTTCTGCCTTTGCCCACTCTCGGTACCGCTCACACGTTTGGTTATGTATCACTCCCAATGTAGGGCATAAAGTCTCATCGCTGTTAAGATATGAAAATACAACATCAACCTTTTTGAGTATCGGATCAGGCTTTGGATACGTTCCGTTTAGAACCTGATTAACAGTCGTTCCGCTGTATCCGATTTCCTTAGCCGCTTTACGCTGACCGTGCAGGTCGCAGGCTTTCTTCAAGCGTTCTAATGAGGTCATCGCGTTTCTCCATGTCGATTTTAAATACTCTGCGATCATCACGACGCTTGGATGATCGTGGAAGCCGCTCCATGATCCCGCATTCCGTAAACTCATCCATATACCGGATCATCTTTGCCGAGTACAGGTGGATATTGGCGACTACTGCAATCTGCTCACGAAACATCTCTTTGTATTTCATAGCATAGAGGAGGGTGAGGCGATCAGTAATCTGTACGGGGTGAGTACCATCGAGGATAAACTCTTCTTTGGTATTGATATCTCGTACAATATCGCACGGTTTTTTGAGGACGCTCGGTGATCGAATGCCGGTATCTTTATTGAGTCGATACATACGATCTTTAAATGTATCGGTTCCGGCTTTCAGTTGGAGATAGCCGCATAGTTCAAGTGCTCGGAAGATAGGCATTAGAAAATCTTGGGAAACATCCAAGATCATCATTAAATCTCCGGCTCTGAACTGTCGGTTTCTCCGCATAAACTCCCAAATCTGCTGTTTTTTACTTCGCCTTACTCGTTTGTACGCCAAGCCCATGTTCAACCCCGCTCGTTTTAAATGTGTTCAAGTTGACGCTTTCGATGCCATTCATATCGCACCAGTTCTCCAGTCGGAGCAGCATCACCTTAATTTGTCGTAGATTTGGATAGCGCTGAACAAATAAGTCCATCAAATCCGCTTCAATCTTTACGCTACTGAGCGCACAAAACTTCTCAACGTCCGCTCTTGGTATCGCTTCAAACTTGATCAGTTCTACAATCCGGCTGTAGTAGTGGTTATGCCGCTTAAACTTGGCGTTTGCCTCTTCCATACCGATGAAAAAGACGATGATCTGCGTTTCGTCGTGCAGATCGCGGAGCAGTTCAAGCACTGGTGTCTTTTCAGCTTTTAGCAGCGCATCCACCTCGTCGATGATCACGATACGAGGATCGATCAAGAATGACTCTTTGACGCGCTCATACATCTGTGAGCTGTGCCCTTTGGTATCAAGCCCAAGCTCGGTACATAGTTTGATGAGTAGACTGGTTTTGCTCCATGTTTGAGCAGCTCTCAACAAAATAGCGTTTTCTTTCGCGGCGATCCGCTCCAATCCCACCGTTTTTCCTAACCCGAAATTACCAAACCCTAGCCCCATACGCGGTGCTGTAGTAGGCAAAGCCTTTAGATTTAAAAAACCAGCCAAAAGGTTGGTATAATTTCGTGTTTCAATAAATTCTTCGATCATGGTTGCTCCCTGAGTGTTTTTGTAGTCCTTGTTCCAGCAAAGACTCGACCACGGAGTGACGAATCACCCCGCTATCCAATCTTTTTACGTTCATATTCCCGATATGCGATATCCCACAGATCAGGTTGTTTTTGTTTGAGCTTCTCGGTTGACTCATCCACCGTGCCATGCTCTAAATCCCACATGAAGCGGTCTATCAGCTGATTAAATGCCGGTCGTCCGCTCGGTAGTAGTTTTTCTCCTTCCATGTTGATGATGTTGGATTCTTCGAGGGCTCTTTCATCTGCTCTCGCAAACGCTTTAACCCCGTCGTTAACTGCACGTATCGTCTCGGTTGTTTTGGATACGGCGATAGTAGCCGCGCCACTCCATCCGCTTCTCTCTTCCATCGATGCTTCGATACGATCTCGGATCGTTGGATCAAGTCGGCGGCTTGTCTCTTCCCAAGTTTCAAGCAACTTCGCATACTCTCTCGCGATTCGGTGCCCGATCCGTTTACCTTCGGCGAGTTCAGCACGGCTTTTACCCATGTACTCGTAATCCTCAGCAACGCAGATCGGCTCATAGTTCATCCGGTACACGCTCACATAACCCATGTCGGAGTGAGTCATGATCCGAACGATCTCTCCGACATGTTCGGCTAACGCCACATGTTGATAGAGCGCACCATCGAGTCTGATACCTTTCTTCCCGACCTTACGTTCAAAGCTCTCTCCGAGGAGAAGATCCAACATCCTAGAATCGCTGATGCCCTTGACAGGCATTGCCTGCTCTTGCCATTTCGCTACAGGTGTTTTATCTTTAATACCGCTATGACCTTTGTGCTCATAGATGTTGTCGCACCATTGATCAATAATCTTTTGTAACTGATCAGCCTCTATCGGAAGCTTGAGCTCTAATCCAAGATTGCTTTTTTTGATAGCGAATCGGTTCTCAAACTCTTTTTGTTCTGCCTTTCGTGCTTCCTCTCTCCATTTGGCTTGAGACTCAATCTTGTGAGCGAATCCTCTCCGTGATTGGATTGCGGAACGCTCCGCCACCGAGTGACCGATATACCCCTCTAACTCTTCGAATAGCTCACGGCTCAGTGTCCCGAACATCCGTTCGATATGCGGCTTCATATCACCGCTAAACGGCGGAACCGTTACCTTTGCGATACCGAGGTTGTAGCAGATCGAGTCGAAGTGGTTGGATTGATAATCTTTCCCGTTATCCACGACTACGTTCTCAGGTATTCCCAACCGTAGGATTGCTTTACGAAGCAGCCGAGCGATGCTGTAACTGCTTGATCGCTCATCCACCCAAAACACACATCGTCTCGAATACACGTCGATCATCCCAAGGATGGCATACCGTTTCCCATCCCGACAGATGATGTCCGCAGGGGTAGAATCCAGTTCCCAATAGTGATTTGGGAATAGAGCTTTTTCAGAGAGGCTTCCGAATGCGGGTAAGTAGCTGTTTTTCCATTTATCCGCACTCTGAGCAAACGCATAGAGCGAATGATTAAGCCGTTTCCATTGGTTCAAGAAGTTATTGAGCACGTCATAGCTGCACATGCCATCACCGTACTCAAGGAGCATATTTTGATAGATAGCTGATACTCTCAGCGGGTTATCACGACGGGCGAACATCCGCACCGCCATCTCTTGCATCTTTTTATTCATACTCACTGAGCCTTTAGCACGACCGCGACTATCGAGCAGGGCTACAAGTGGACTCTCTCCACTCTTTCGAGCTTCGTCTACCTCTTTTTTCCACCGGAACAGCTTCGCTTCATTTACCCCGATGGACTCAAACCGATTATCGAGGCTTTCGATATATTCCTTAGCACTTATCCTACGATCTCTTCGCTCGTACCCCTCGACGACCTCTATCCTTAACAGCGTTTTAGTACGCTGGTCCGGTGACGCATTCAAATACGGCTTCATATCCGGAGCGATCAACACCGCTTCGACTACCTCTTTTTTCTCTTTTGCCTTTGTAATGAGAGTGTTTCGCTCTTCCATAGAGCACAACATCCCGCAATCGTCATACAAATCGATGTTCTCATCAACACTCTCGTTCCGTAACGCTTCCATCAGAGCATCATCACTCACCCCGATCAGCAACTTCTTACCGCCGCGACCGTTGCCTTTGATGGTGATAGATTGGTATTGTATAGATCCGCGATCAATAGAAGCTCTTAACCCTCTCTCACCAATCTTATAAATAGCCGATGCTATCCTCGTTTCCAAGTATTTCATGGCGGCCACCTACGCCGCATTCTCTTCGAGATTGTCGAGCGGGTAGGTCGGTGAGTTCTGATAATCGATGCCCATATCATCCATTGCCGCCCTGAGCTTTCGCCCAGTCGCTCCGGTGAGTTTGTTGCTCATGTTCAGGTAGCTGTTAAAGATCGTATCGATCTTCGGATCAGGTAAGACAAATCCCTCTTCCTCGTTATCGATAAAACCGCTGATAACGAGAAACCCTTTCGGTCGAAGTCCGTGTTTGTTCCAAAGCTGCCGCGTGATGTACTCGCGATGCAGTTTACGTTGAGCCTGCTCGATAGTGATCTCTTTCCCGCTTGCTTTGGCTTCGGAGATCGTAGCCATGATCAGTTGCATTTGTTCGATTGCATCCATAATGATTCCTTTAAAAAGATGGGGTAAACGTGGGTAATACCCACACCGAAGTCCTTGTTATAATGGTGTTGGAACATTAAAAATAAAAGGACTTAGGTATGGATAAAGAGAACAATGTAGCCTACGCAATATACGCAGGCGTGGCAATGATTAGCAGTGCATTAATTTTTTCCCATGATCTCATCAACTTTATCGCGATCCATCCATACAATTAATCCTATTTGTGTCATGCCGTTTGCCCCGAAACTTGCATTCGTTCCGAATGTAACTTCGTTATGTCCCTTTTTAGTTCTAGCCTCGATGAAGCAACTATCAAGATGTTGAAACGTTACGTTTTCATCTCCATATTCAGATATTAGTGTGCTTAATTTCATCTCATCTCCAATACTTTGATGATCTCCCCGAAGGGGGATCATTCAAGTATATTCACACACATACCCCCCATCCCATGAGTACGCGGTTGGCGCAAAGCCGTTTAGTTTGACATCGGGTCTCCCCGGCTTCGATGTGTCGTAGCACCGAAGCAGTAAATCAAAACCTTAGGTTGCAATATAGACGCCTTTAATTACAAAAGTGTATAATTGACACCAAAGGCGAACACAGCCAAAAAAACAAAGTGGAATGTTTTTGGCTTAGGGCATTATAAACAAATATGTTAATGAATGTCAAGGGTAAATTATCATATTTGTTAAAGGAGGTTAGATGGAATTTGGAGAAAGACTCGTTAAAGCTCGTGAAATGTTAGGTTTAAGCCAGTCAGATCTTGCTGATAAGATTGATTTAGCTGCGCAATCATTAGTCAGATATGAAAAAAATAAGGTTAAGCCATCTGTAGAATTCTTAGCAAAATTAACAAATATGTTTAATATTAACTCAAACTGGCTTCTTACCGGAAAAGGTAAGATACTAATAGAAGAGGTAGATAATCTCCCAATAGCCATAGCAAGCCATCCCGAAGACGATGAAAATACAGTGGCGTTAAACTATTTTCCCGACATTGTGGCGGCAGCAGGGTACGGCGCAGTAAATGAGACCGGATTTCAAGCGCAGGTGATGCGCTTCGACCGCCGATTTTTAGAGCAGTTCCTAAACGTTCGTCGTTTCGATAGTATTGACATCATCACCGTTTTCGGTGATTCGATGGAACCTTTTGTACACAATGGTGAAACGGTATTGATCGAGCGCACGACCGAGGCACGCAACGGAGACACGGTAATCGCAAACGTCAACGGCTCTATCTACATAAAGAGATTTCATGCCGATCCATTCGGGCGATGGGTAAAACTTATCAGCGATAACTCCCACTATGATGAGATACCGCTTAGTGGAGATGAACTTCAATACCTCACAATCATTGGAATCGTGAGAGCCAAGATCAAAGCGTTTTAAATTCAAAGGAGTAGGTTATGCGTTTATCAAAGGTATTGGTTTCGAGTGTACTATTGATTTCTATCGTATGCACGGCGATAGCATCAGAAAAACAGCCCAAAAAAGAACCTAAACAAAAGTCCGAACGTTTTTCATGTGAGGGAAAGCGTACATGTAAACAAATGAGTTCATGCGATGAGGCGATGTTCCAACTAAATGAATGCGGAAATAAAAAACTTGATAGAGATCACGATGGTGTGCCATGTGAATCTATTTGTAATTAAGGATATTTTGATGCAGTTTTTATTTTTCATAATAGGCATAATTGCCGCATATATCACGTGGAAAAAGGTATCGGTAAGTCGCATAAATAGCGGTAAAAGCAAACTAAATTCACATATAGTCGGTGTAGCATCAGGATTCTTGGTTTCTTTTTTTGTGACCAGTATAGGTGTCGCTTTATTTGTAGATGTACCCATGAATAAACCTATGGATGACGTGCAGAATGTGTTTAAAAACGTACCTATTGAAGTTGTCAGTAAAAACCCATACATTGACAATAAAACTTTGACAGCTGAATCTATCAAAAGCGTATCTCCTCAAATATTATCTGCCGAGATCTATGAACAGTACGCTGGAGATAATAAAGGGTTGAAAAATATAGATGTCCACATAAAAACTACAGCGTTTTGGGGCGGTGCTCAAGATTGGAATGGCGTAGCTTTGATGATATTTGATCTTAGCAAATCACTGTTTAAAAGACCCGATATAGGGAAAATCTCATTTGTAGTTTGGAATGATGATCATACATTAGATTGGGCACGTATCGAAGTTGACAGAAAGCAATTGCCTCAGAAATGGGAAGAGTTGACGTATCTTGAATTTTTCTCACATACAAAACCTATGAGCGGCAGTGTAGATGCGGAAGAATGGCTAACTGAGTTTTATAGTAAATACAATAGCGCCCATCCATCAAACAATTAACGCTATTTGAATTTAAAATGCTGTTTTGTTCCTTTATATGCTAAAAAGTGTTCCTTTCTATATGTTCCTAAGTATTCCTTTCTCGTGTTCCTTTACCACAACTTTACAACACACGAAGACCTCAAATCTTCGCGTGAATAAGCTGCTCACTCTTCACTAAAATTTTCATACCCGTATCCGCGCCACAAATGCCGTTAAAACGGCGATCTATCCTCAGTCTATCGATTGGTATTTTCGGGGTTATTTTCGTAAACGTAGAGGATATTTTCGCGAAACAGCGCGAGAGTGAAGAAACGACGTGTTGCTTTGAAAATGAAACACAAGTGATTTACGCTTAAAACTCCCTATTTCAGGGATTCGCGCCTTTTTGGAATCACTCTCATTTCATCCTACCCCTCACAATATTCGTACCAAATATGGTATGATTAAATTAATTATTCAACCCGTTTGAAAATAATTGATCTACATAAGGCAATACCGCAGATGAAACGCTGGATATGGGAGAGGGAGACTTATCCTCATTTTACCTATGATTTGAACCGACTTGAGCATTTGATTCAAGAGGTTTCATTGGAGCAGGGGTATCTGATCGCCATAACCCAAACGATGGACCGTAACAATATCGCCCAAAGACAGCTCGAAGCACTGATGAATGAAGCGATTAGTACCTCTGCGATAGAGGGGGAAATCCTCAATCGTGACAGCGTCAAAGCCTCCATCCAACGAAAGCTTGGGTTTGCAG